AGATGGATGGATGGTTGAAGGCGCTTGTCGCCGGCGCCTGCGTTGTGGTGATCGCAGGTGGTGGTTGGATGGCGTGGGATCAATATGCAAAAACCCAGGCCGCCGCCTCTCAAAGGCAAAATTTACAGGCTGCCGCTCTCGCTGAGGCTGAAAGGCAAAGCAGTCCAGACTACATAAAATGCGGAGACTCTTTGCACAGCAGCGCCCTTGGAGAAGCTAAAAGGCTCCGCGATTGGTGCCGGCAAAAGGGCTTCATCACCTACGATGAGCAACTAAGAGCCGAAGGCGTCTCCCAGTAGGTCTAACCATACCTCTCCAGCAGCGCCTGCATTTCCTTACCAGACGGTCCGGTCGGCTCGGCGTCTCCGCCGTTCGCCTCATTGCGTCCGTGGATGGCCTCGAAGAACTCTGTCATGGTGGCGACCCAGAAGTCTGCTGGCCGCCAGCCAAGTCCACCAAGTGCAAGGCGCATCCAATCCCGCCAGGGGAAGGCTTCTTCGACGTCTAGCTTGCCGCCTCTTCGACGGCTTCGTCGTTTCCCTCGTCACCATCGAAGTGATGGGAAAGCGCCTCGCTGAACGCGGCCGCGCAGGCCGAGAAGTGCTTGAGTTTCAGCGTGGATAGCGCCGCCGTCCGATCGCCCTTCACCGTCAGGAGCTCGATAGCGGCCCAAGTGGCCGCCGCCTCAACACCGGACAGGCGGATGAAAAGATCCTGAAAGGACTTGCACTCCAGTCTGGTCGACACAGCGGCAAGGCCGCCCATCGTCGCCGCGATGACAAGCGGGACGCCGCCGACCCACAGCGGAACCTCACCGCGGGCACCGTTCACCTCAAGCGGGAACGGCTTCACCGTGGCCGCCAAAGTCTTCTCCTCTTTTGCCATGGATTACACCTCTGCCGTGAACTCGAGGACGTCGGCAGCAACGAAGGTTGCGCTGAATTCCATGTTCGGCTCGACGTCGCCGCTGAATTCGAAATCGGTGACCATCCACGCGCCTTCGTAGGTGCCATCGCCAGGAACAACGACCTGAGCGTTGAATGCCTGCGAGTTGCGGACGTAGCCCATGAAGGTGTCGGTGTTTGCACTAGATACGAAGTTGCCAGACCCGCTAAAAGTGCGGTTGGAGATGCCAGGACGGCTGGTCTTCTGAACCGGACCACCTGGATTCGTGCACGACGGAATGGTCGTGTCGATCTCGTTTGCCGACATGTTGAAGCTGCGGGTCTTGATGCCGCAAAGATTGTTGAACGTCTCCGGGCCGGGCGTGGCGCCGTCACCGATCTTGATTAAAAGTAGTCTGCCAAGCTGCTGACCATCGGCCATGAGATCTCCTTCGCCGGCGGCGCCGGGCGTCATTTGTGGTGGTTTAGGTGGTGGGATCGCGCTGACGGCCTACGCCGCGATGCGCTCGACATTCGCCACGAAGTCAATGACAGCGTGACTGGTGAGGCCGTCAGGATCACGAAACACTCGCGTCTGACGGTGGAAAATGGAAACCAAACGCCAAGTCGTCAGCGCCATCGGAGCCAAGTGTAGAGATTCAACGACAGCGTCGGCGATCTTCTTACACTCTGGATAACCGACCTTCCGCGACCAAGCGTGCAGCGTGAGGTATACGTCGCCGCCGTTAATGCAGGTCGCGTCGTCGCGGATGAACTGTGCCTCGCCGATCGTCACATAGCCTTCCTTCGGCGTCGCCCATGCAGTCCCCGGCGGTTGGTCATAAACGCCGTTGACGAGCACCGAGAGGGCAGCATCTGCCTTCAGACGGGTGACAATCGCCCCCTGCAGTTCTAGTTCAGCACTGGCCATTCTTGTCCCTACTTGCGCATCGCTTCGCGAACGCCCTTGCTAACGGCGACTTGAATGCGCCTCTTTGCCTTGGCGCGCATCTCCCGCCAAGTTGGGAAAATGTGCGGCTGCGCCGCCGTGCCTGGGTGTCGCGTGCCGCCGCCTTCCGCGTGCCTTACTTGCCCTAAGACAGTGCCGCCGCCGGGCGCCGTGTTGTGCGGCGCCGTGCCGAATTCCAAAAAGTGCCAGATGAACGACGCAAACACGCCGGTTGCCGAGGGGTCTTGTGTCGGCGTGGTGCCGACAGGCTTCTTGTCGGGATGATCCGCCAATCGCGCCCCTTCGAAACTGTGCATGTAGTCGAGCGTAGCGCCCGTCGGTGCGCGTGACGACATCCGATCGGCCGCCTCTTCCGCAATGGCCAACTTCTCGGCTGCTGCGTACTTCTCGATGTTGGGCGCGAGCTCGTTAAGCCTGCGTGACAGCGCTTCGCGGCCAAGTATCTTCGTTTTCAGCGCCATGTCACGTCGCCCTATGTTGCCACGCCGTCGTCGACCAGCAACTCCAGCCATGCGCTCTTCTGGTCCGGATTGGTGACCGTGCGGATGTTCAGCACTCGCTTGTCATTACGAGCGTCAACAGCGCGCCAGGCCGGTGTGATCTCGCGGCTCGCCCCGTATGACCGGATCCGCACCACATAAGGCTGGACGCCTGTCAGACGCGCCGCCTGCACGGGCTCACTGCCGCGCAACGGCACGAGCTCGGCAAAGTCGGTGAAGACTGTGGCAAAATCCGTTTGCGAGTTGCCGTATTCGTCTTCGCCCTCGCCGCGCTTCTGGAAGTGCAGCTTTTGGCGCTGTCGACCAGCGCTAGGTCTTTTTGCCATTTGCGCTCTCCAGCCCCCGGCGTGGCGCCGGAGCCTTCACGGCTTTGCCAGCGGCCTGTGCTTCGTCAGCGCAAGCCCTGGTGACGTTGCGAATCATGCCTGCCTTGTAGGCGATGGCAAAACCAGGCTGCACCCAGTTGAAGTTGTCAGTGAAGCGCATCCACATGGTGGCTCCCTTTGCTAGGCGAAATGCCCAACTCTGTATCGGTTCAAAATCGCATCCACGCCCATCGGCAGATCTACGGCCTTGAGATCCGTGGTGACCGCCTCTCGGTTTTCGTAGAAGTGGCCGACGAGTAGCTTCATTGCTGCCTTCAAGTCCGGCGGAGTCTTGGTGAATCCGGCTACAAACGTCACCTTCACCGCGCCTGGCTCGCAGACGAGAGACGGCCAAACCGCATTACGTGCCGGCCAGATCTTGAGCGGCTGCGCATCAAGGTCTGCGCGCCACGAAGAAACCGTAGCGGGGTCACCATTTGCGTCGGTGTAGGCGATGCTTGAAATCTCGGTAACTGGACCAAGGGGCACGGTGATTTCGCAAGGGAATTGATCCAGCGACATCCGCCAGGTTTGCGGGGAAAGTGCCACGCCGATTCCGTTCGGGCCTTCGATCGCCGCCGTCGCAACTTCGACAAGTTCCGCAATGTCGGCGTCGTCATCATCGTGCAACACTCGCAGATGTCTTTTCGCTTCTGCGAGCGATATCACTGGCGCGGCCGGCTCTACCGTCCTCACCAGCCGCGACCATTCGTTCATTTTTTAGCTCGCTTCGATTGCGTGACGGCAGGCGAGGTAGAATCCGGAAGTTGCTCAGCAAGAGCCTCCCAGCCCGTGCCCACCTTTTCCTTGAAGACGGCCGCGTCAACGATTTCGCCTCGACGATAGGCAAATGTATCGCCGGCTAGACTGGATAGAACTTTGACTCTCATGGGGAATGGGAGGCCGAAGCCTCCCTCCTCTCGTTACGAAGCGGCATGCTGCAGCGTCTTGACCGCAGCAGCGTCGAGCAGTTCCCCGTCCAGACGAGTGAAGCCGATGAAACCGGTTTGGTCGTAATCAGCATAACGCTCGACAAGGCGGCGAATGGCGAACTCGCGAACCATACGGACGACGTATCGGTTGAATGCTCCGAACACGACCGACTTGTTCGACGCGCCGATCGCAGCCACCGCCTGGTTGATGCTGTACGGCTTCTCGAGAATTGTCGCCGGTGCGCCCGTCCTCACGTCAGCTGGCTGCCATACAAATCGATCTTCCGCGTCCTTGATCTTGCGCAGCGCCTTCAACGTGCCATCGTTGAACATCCAGCGAGTGGACGGGTCGTCACGGTAGGCCGGGTCGACAGCGTGGAAGAGGTCGATCAGGTTATCGAAAGTGATCGCCGCAGCGGCTGCAACGCCGGTGACAGCCGTCGCCGCAGTCACAATGCCGTTCGGCTGGTTCGAACCGGTACCGACGGTCAGGTGTCGGTTGCCGATACGACCGATGCGTTCGCCCATAGAAGCGCGGACGGTGCCCTCGACGTCGATTGCAGAGTCTTGGAGCAGCTCGGCGGAGACAAGCACTACACCCGAGGTGTACTTGTAAGCGTCAAGCGTCTTAGTGCCGAAGGCCAGTTCGCTCTCGGTGACCTGGGTGTTTTCGCCGATGAGCGCGCCCTCGTTCGAGGTGTCGTCCATCGTCGGCCAAGGAATCGAATTGCCAGCGGTGGTGGTCAGAACGCGCGTGATACCCGGATCCAGCATCGGACCCCAAGCCTTGAGTGACTTGACCAGTTCGGCCATGAAGCCCTCTGGCACAAGGTAGCCACCCTTGGCATCCGTTCCGACGCCTTGGGCGCGCATCTCGCGAACGATTTTGCGCTGTTCAGCTGGCATGTCGTCGAGGCCGTGACGCAGGTAGCTTCGGAATGCGGCAGCACGAACCTCGGCCGCATCCTCCTGCCGACCACCCTGCACAGAGCGATCCTCGCCAGTAGGGCGACGCTCATCCGCTGCGTTCAGTTCGCGCTCGCGCTCTTCGAGGCCTTCTTCGCGCTTGATGCGGGCTTCAAGGCGGTCGTATTCCGCCATAGCGGCGTCATGCTGGGATTCGAGCTCGGCTACACGTGCCTCAGCGGTATCATCTTTGATGTCGGCAAGCAGTGCGCGGGCGTCGGCGACAAGCTTCTGCTGCTTTTCGCGCATTTCGGTAATCTTGGACATGTGGTCTCCAAAAATAAAAGAGCCCGCAAAAGCGAGCTCGATGGGTGGTTTCGGTGGGTGACAGCGCTGGTCAGCGCGTGCTGCGGACCTTGAGATCAAGGTCCATTTTGAGGCGTGCCCTAGTCAGGTTCGCCTTCGTTACCGGCGCTGCCGCCGGATCTGTAACTTCTGGTGCTGGCTCCGGTTGGTTGGCGTCCCGCCATTCCTGTAGGGAACGCTTACCGATCTCGGTGTCATCGTAAGCTGGGAAGGCGACTGCACTGACTTCGAAGAGCTCAATGGCCTGAATCGTCCTGACAGGCGGATCGATCGTTTCGTCCCACTCCTGCCTGGTCACCCTGAAGCCAAAGCTCATGCCGGAAATATCACCCCGCTCGACCAACTCCCAAAGATCATTGCCATCCGTGGTGTTCGGAATATCGATCTCGCAGCGAAGCCCCTTGCTGTCCTCAGACAGCCGGAGCGTGCCACTCTTGGTTCGTCCGATGACACGCCCCATATCATGGTCGACGAGGGCGCGAATATCTCCAGCGATCGTGCTGGCAAAGGCGCCAGGAGCAATGCGCTCTGTCCACCAGCCGCCGATATCGGTGTCGCTGTTAAAGATTGCGGCGTACCCGTGTAGTGTGCGCTTTTCGTCGTCAGCGCGCGTTTCTACGCCGAGGATTCCGCCTCGTTTTTCGATCTTGGTCATGCGGCGACAGCCTCGTCATCTGGTCTGTTATCGTTGGCCGGCTCGCGAGATGCCGTGCTCTGCATGCCGAGGGGCACCGTGGCGCCCTGAATATGTAATTTCTCTGCCTCGCCGCCGTGCTTCGGCCAGT